TTATATATCTTTATCCTTTTTAAGAAATCCCTGGATGTGATTTTCTTGAAAACGATATAGCCGGCCTATCTTTATATGTGCTATCTTCCCTTTTCTGCACCATAATCTCAGAGTTGCAGGATTTATATTTAGAATTTCAGCCACTTCTTTTATGGTATAGAGTTTCAACATTTTATCTCCTATCTTTTTGTTAATATATATGAATATATATCAATCTTCGTAATTTGTCAAGAAAAGAATAAGCCTTTATCAAAAATTAATGCAGTCGCCTTGTCAGACTGAAGTGTAAATAAAAAAAGCGGTTCATTCCAGAACCCAGGAGGAGGAGACAGGGAGGTCTCGGCTTTCGCCGCATATCGGAATGAACCGCTCTTTTGCTATAAATAAAAGTGGACAATTGTAAATTTCTCCTCTTCCTGAATCTATTTTAAATATAATTCCTTTTTGCCTTTTGTCAAACATAAAGCCAATATGGGAAAATATCTTCCTTGTTGCAATCCAGGGCTTTCGCCCAGACCTCTTTCTCTTTTTCAGGCAATTCCATCTTTCCATTGATAACTTTGGAAACAAGGGATTCCTGAATTTCCAGCTTATCTGCAAATCTCCCTTGATTCCAGAATTTCTCAATGATTTTTGCCTTGAGGGCTTTATTTCTCTTTCTTCTAATCATTTTTCCTCCGATTCTGAAAAACTTTCTTAAAGTTCTTCCATTCTTCCCCAAAAACCCTGATGTTTAAAATCAAGATAAGAAAAAAAAGAATCAGCAAAACGACCTTTTGTATATCCGTGGCCTCTCCGTACATTTAATCCTCCAGTTCATTATCTCTATTTTCTTTTTCCTCGTTTTCCTGACCGTTGGTTTCAATAGTCCCAAGCCTGTCTGACAGGCGGCGGGTCATTTCACCGTCTTTCTCCGGCAATGATTTCACTTCCAGGTCTATCAATCCCGCCGCCGAATTGTCCGCCTCGACCGCTTTGTCAATTTCTACGCTTGTAGGCAAATATTTAAACAGCCTGCGTACAACCGTTTTCCTCGTCATCTCATTCCAGTCGGTTTTCCAGGGCCCCGATCCTCCGGCTTTGCTCCGGGCCTGAATCGATTTGATCTCATCAAGCCTCATATATTCAAATTGCGGTTCTTCATTCTGGTGAAAAAACGCAACCGCATAAGCTCCGATCACCGCACCCCGGTCTTCTCCCAGATAGGGCTGGTGTTTAAGTCCCGGTTTAGTACCTAGGATCATTTCGAACTTATCCTTGCCATATACTAACCTGGCTTCAATCTTGCTTACAACCCCGGAACGCCTGGCCAGGTCAATTAATCCTCGGTAACCGGGCATAAATATAGCTTCAAGCGTACCATGCACTTTATAGGGGATCATATATGCATGACCTTTTGCAGGCGTAAAATCCAGCCCCAGTTCCGCTGCATTCACAATGGCCGTGAACAGGCTGGCCGGTGTACATTTTCTCAATTCGGGATTTCTTGAAACGGCCAAAAGCGCACTTTTAATGAACCGATCAACATCCTTAACATGGTGAGGTAAAAGCTGACGGATTGCCGGTTTCTTTTCTTCCAGCATATCCTGAATTGTAAGATGCGTTGATTCAACTGTAGTCATTTTTTCTCCTCCTCCAGATTTTTCAGTCTGGCGACTCGATAAGTGGTTGGCATTGCTACTTCCGAATATACTTCCGGGAATCTGCTTTTCAGCAATTTTCTGTCGATCCTGTCCGCTCCTTTCTGTTCAAGATAAGTGAACCATTCTCCTTCGGGCGTAATTCCTGCCTCAGCATCTTCAAGAGATTCAAGCAAAGCTGCGAAGGCCTTTTTTTCCCGTTTTTCCGCATCAAGCCTTTCCTGCCGAAACTTTTTCCAGTTATCTACAAGCTCTGTCGGAATAACCGTCGTTTTTTCCGGCACTCGTTCTATCCGCTTGAGCAATTCGATTCGTGCCGGTTCATCCTGCGGAGGCGGTTCTTTCTGAACAATGTGCTTATTCCACCAATCAGTTCCAATTTTAACCAATCTGGCAATCACTTCATCATCTCTCTCAATCCGGTACATCCGCATATTCAGCCTGCCGAAGTGAGTAGTCAGTACCGGCACAAATACTCTCTCCAGATCGGCGCAATAAATCTGATGATGGCATTGTAAAGCGACATAATCCGGTACCTGGTCTGTATCTTCTTCGCCCCACTCTGCGCTCAGATTTGTAGTCTTTGCCTCGAATCCGACCGGCAGGTATTCTTTTTTCTTCCTGCCATTCCCGCTGATATACTGAAAAGCAAGACCGTCAAGGTTCGCTCCGAAAACGCCTTTTGTCCGGAATTGATTGCGGGCAATTCTATATCCCGATTTTTGTTCTGCAAATCTTAACAGGCCGTCCTCAAGGTAATTTCCTCTTGAGGTGTCAGCCGTTTCTTTGTCTGGAGCTAGAGAATATACTTTGCGCACCCAGACATCCCTTGCTGTAGCCCAGGGGCTGAGGCCGCAAATAGCTGCTATATCTGAACTTCCTATATAGCGTCTTCTGCGCTCTATTTGCTTTTTTGTGATGGCCATATGATTCTCTCCATCTCATCTGACAGATACATTCGGATCAACCAGCTGATAACCCGACTCACGGGCAATTCAAATCTTTCTGCAAATTGATCCAGGATTTTTCTTTCTTCATGCGTAATCAGCACTGATAAATGACAGTTTCGTTTTGCAGACATTTCAACATTCCTCCCTGCTATAGCATTCTTCGCATAAATAATATGCGTTTCTATACTGATCGAAATAATAATATTCCGGTTTTCCCAATATTTTTCCGCATTTCCAGCATTGGGAGGGCGGATCGCAATCCAGGCAATTTCCTGTAGTATCCAGGTATTTGCCATGCATTTTGCAATGATTCATTGGTGCCCCTCCTAATAATCGGTTGTGTGAACGTCCAGATACTCCTCCGGATCAACGGAGAGCATCCCGAACGTTCCGTCGAACACCCAGCAGCTACCTGCCGGGTACTTTCCGTCCTCATCGCCTTCCAAGACGATGTGGACAGCTTCGATAACTTCCCCGTAGTCGCCTCTTGTCCGGTGACCTTCAGGGTTTGAGACAGGAATAATGGCCTCTTTCATTTTTCCCTCCTTAGATGATTAATAATATTTACCGTCAAAAGAAAGAGGGCGCAGAGGCACTCCGACAACCGGGGAGAGGTGGGAACCAGCCGCCGCTTTTTCGGCTGATTCGTCTCTGAAGCGGCCCCCGAAGGCCGGAGAGCGGGCTGGACTTCCAGCTTGTGCGCCCTCATTTTTAATGCCTCCTTCTGAATTCGCAGAGGCAAACATACTCTTCATGGCATTCCCGACAAATCAATCGAGCCTTTGTCGGGTGAAAGTATGGCAACTTCTCACGGCTATATCTGCCACAAGAAGCGCAGTAATGATAGTATTTTTCTTTCCAATCAACATTTTTCCGCCTCACTTCCCTCACTTCGATGAGGCGATTATTTGAAAATGTTAACATTTTCTCCTCCTCGTTTGAGGTTTATCTTTTTGTACCACAACAATTTAACAAAATTTCCCAGATTTTTTCGAGATGTTTAGAATCATTTAATCCTTTTTACGATTCTAAACATCAAATTCACAGGCGAAACCTCTTGATCAATGGTTCGCCTGTTGTTTTCCCCGCGGTTCGATCGCCGCAGGGAAACGACGACTGCGACCTCGCCGGGCTGCAGTCCAGAAAAGAGTGGGGAGTCGGCTTTAACTGCTCCCCAGCCCTCCACGATTTTTGCCGTGGAGGGGTGCCCCACATAGTGTGGAACACCTAAAAAGAACGGGTCAGGATCAACGGGCTGACTGTAGCCCCTCTCCTGATCCACTCTTTCCAACTGGCCATCCGGGGTGCCCCAGATATCCAGCGTTCTTACTTCATATGTCCCGTCCAGTGGCAGGACGGTGGTCGTCAACACCGCCACCGGACGGCCTGCCCCGCACTGGCAGCAGATATCCACTTGGCCGCCAGGCATGGCAAAGTATCTTTCCACGCGTTTCACTTCCTTGTGGTACGCTTCGGTATCATTGACGAGGTAACTATCCTCATCAGTGATGCCATACTTTTGTGCCACCTTAGCGATGGCACACTCTTTACAAGTCCCGGTAGCATCCACCGGGACGCCGATTCTGATACTGGTAGAGTTAATCATTTCCTCCTCCTATGGTGAATTGATTTTTGAATCTAATTTAATATAACATCTTTTAAAATTGTTGTCAAGTATTTTTTTGTTTTCTTTTTATTTATATTATAGAGTTTCGGTTTTTTGCGGAAGTGAAAAATTGTGTGATATGACACAATTTGGTGTGTGATATGACACAAAAGCTTATAAGTGATTGATATATAATAATTTAAGGTGTGTGATATGACACAGGCCATGTCTGCCGACAGGCAGGCCGTGTCTGCCGATAGGCAGATGGAAAAGCAATTATACCTTTTCCCAGTAAACCCGGTTTGTCTCGTCTCTGTCTTTGGCAGGTTTCAGACTCAGTTCTCCGTTTTCAAAGGGGGATTTTACAAATTTACCTTTTTCGCTTATCAGCATATAATAAGAGCCGATTCTTTTGAGCGCATGGTTTAAATCTTCGGCCTCGATTTCGGCATTTGCGTAAAAACGGTATCTCATAATAATTTTTCTCTTCATTTGGGTATGTCAAGTATATAATCCACTTTTTTTAATCAACTAGTTCAAAATGCGGCCAGTCCATAAAAGTCTGATCATAAAAGTCCAAATCCTTATCCCAGTCCCCGCCCCATCTTAAGTTTATCCCAAGTGTCCGGCTTACCGTAAAAACAATTCCTGCGAGGAAATACCATCTGTCTCTGTATTTTTCCTGCCATTTGATCGGCCAGGGCGTAACGTCAACAGCCAGACTCGGCTTTTTGTTATGCTTTGAATGCGGATATTTCACTTTGCTTTTGCCCTGAGAATAATACATATCTTGTAACTCTTTTCCTCTGTGTCCTTCAAGAATAGTAATATCATAAAGCTTGATAACTTCTTTAAAAACGGTCTGGAGTCTTTCATCACAGGTTTCTAGCTTTTCAAGGGATTTAGGACTGAACTCAGGCATTTCATCTTATCCTTTCTTCCTGCAACAGATTTTCTATTTTTAACAGGATCAATTTAAGCTCCTGATCGGATTTCTGGATTCTTGCAATCCTTTCTTCAAGTACGGCTACCCTGGTTTCCATTTTGGAATAGCCGAGATAATTAAGCGTTCCCCCACCGGCCAATGCGCATAGAACTCCGATAAAAAGCCTCAAAGTCCAGATTACAAGCCTGTGTGTTCTTTCCTGGTCGGTTTTGGAAGCTTTGCTTTTTATGATTTCTTCAAGCCGGTCGCATTCTTCTTTTGTGCTGAAAGTCAGGTCGCACTTATCTTTCATTTTCAGCAATGCAATTTCCAGCGCCTGTTTCGATAGACTTGCCGCCATAAGCGTTTCCTTCCTTTTTCGCAATATTAACACTATGCGCTTTGATCAAACTATCCTTCACTGCTCTTAATTCCAGTTTTCTTTGCTCGATTCTCTTTTTTATCCCCTCAAGAATCGAAAGCATTTCTGCTCTGCTTCTTTCTATTTCGATCAGATTTTTTTCAATTTTGCTTTCAACAGAATCCGCCCGGCTTCCCGGCGGCATATCCGCCCTGCCTGTCGGCAGACACGGCGCAATCATAAGTGTCAGCATGACTATTGATAGCAGGGTAATTGTACTCAAATAAAATATGTAACTTCTAATTGACACGCTTTTCTTCCTCCCAAATATTAATTAACACATCATTCAGCACGAATAAAACAATCGCTTTTTCACTGTAAACGTCCAGTCCAAGCAAGGCAAAAGCAGGTTTTATCAGGTTCAAATCCGCAAGGGCTTGAAGGCCGAGAACCGGATTCGCCTGTAATGTCAGTTGCTTTCCGCTTTCAAAATCCATTCCCAGTATTACTTCCACCGGAAATTCGACTCCGGCAAAACAGCCAGTTTCAGCGTCCAGAGCCAAAAGCACTTCATTTCCCCATTCGTAAAGCTTAGCGTTAGATGCTGTCCCGCCATAGAGCTTGTTGTTATATACGGCAAGAGAAAAAATATAGTTTTCGCTTCCCAGCGTCGGAGCTTTTTCTATCCATGCATCCGTCCCGTTCCATTCCAGGAGCTTGCCGTTGAGACCTGTCCCGCCATAGAGCTTGTTATTATATACTACAAGAGAGTGAATATAGTTTTCATTTCCTAGTTTCGGAGCTTTTTCCACCCATGCATCTGTCCCATTCCATTCATAAAGCTTAGCGTTGAGACCTGTCCCGCCATAGAGCTTTTCGTTATATACAGCGAGAGACTGAATTTCACACTCGTCTCCCAGCTTCGGGGCTTTTTCCACCCATGCATCCGTCCCGTTCCATTCCAGGAGCTTGCCTCCGGGATATGTCCCGCCGTAAAGCTTATTGTTATATACGGCGAGAGACATAATGTGTTTTTCGTCTCCCAGTTTCGGAGCTTTTTCCACCCATGCATCTGTCCCATTCCATTCATAAAGCTTAGCGTTAGGTGCTGTTCCGCCATAGAGCTTGTTGTTATATACGGCAAGAGAGCGAATGTACATTTCGTCTCCCAGCTTCGGGGCTTTTTCCACCCATGCATCTGTCCCATTCCATTCATAAAGCTTAGCGTTAGGTGCTGTCCCGCCATAGAGCTTGTTGTTATATACGGCAAGAGAGCGAATGTACATTTCGTCTCCCAGCTTCGGGGCTTTTTCCACCCATGCATCCGTCCCGTTCCATTCCAGGAGCTTGCCTCCGGAACGTGTCCCGCCGTAGAGCTTATTGTTATATACGGCAAGAGAGTAAATATAGCTTTCATTTCCCAGCTTCGGAGCTTTTTCATGCCATGCCGGATAATTCGGCACTGGAAATTGAAGCTCCTTTCCCGTTTCCGCATTCAGGCCGAGCGATACTGAAACCGAACCGAAAAATCCTGCGATAAGCTCCGAATACAAATCCAGGCCGACCGTAACATGGGCGGGCAAAGCGAGTTCTTTTCCGGTGTAAGCCCCTATTTCGATTTTCGAGCTTGCCGGTGCAGTAATCTCTTTGCCTGTCTCCGCTTTAAGCCCAAGAGTTACTGAAACCGGTTCTTCTACATCAGGCAGGATATATTCACATGCTCCTATATCCCAATTGGTTCTTGTTTTCCCGAAAAGATCAACGGTAAATTTAGCCGACAAATCTTTCCCGTTTCCTATCGGGTCGCTGCTTTCGGCCAGGGTAAAGTCATCATTATCATAATCCGTAAAAGGAGAGGTGGTTTTATTTATTCTGTTATCACTGCCTGTTGACCAGTTTCCGTCAGCCGCCGTTGCATCGCAAGAGGAATTGTTATATCCGGTCGCATTGCCGATTTCATAAAAATCCTGCCTCGTAGTGCTGTTTACATAATTATTATGGCAGAGGTTGTTTTCAGCCAGAATCGATTTGCTTTTAAGGCGAATACCTGCTATGCCGAAACAATCAACAATCGTATTGTTGGAGATGAAAGAACCTGCGCCCGGGGCGGCATTGATGTATATCCCACAAGTATAATTGTTCTGTGCGCCTCTAAAATCGAAAAATATATTGTTGTAAATATTCAGAACAGCACCAGCGACTCCTATATAAAACCCATAGCCCCCGTAGGCTTCAGTGCTGTTCGGATTGCCGATCAGTATACAATTTCTCTCTATAAACGTGATATTGGAAGTGGCTATTCTTGATACAGGGCCATTGAAACCCTTAGTCCCCTCGCCGTCATGCTTGATTACCAGCCGTTCGATGATTACTGTACCCGAGCCTTCAAAAATTAATTGTACGGCATTGATATTATTGCTCGTATCATGGAATTTTATCCTCGGCCCGGAAGAGCCGTCCGTTTCAGTGAGGTAATCTTCAGCCGTAACTTTCAGCGTATATCCGCCGAGATTTTCTGTTACATCGGCGGGCGCAGTATTTTCAGTAAACTCGGAAGGATCGACCGTCAAAGTGATATTGCCGGTAAGATTTCCTAAGTCATCCCAGAAAGCCGTCCAGCTAGAATAATCCCCGCCGGATAATTTCAGCGTTACATTTCCCGCCGTTAAAGGCATATACTATCACCGTCCTGCTTTATATACGAAAGCTCATCAGATTTAACTTCCACAATCTCGCTGAAGGTGCGCTTATCCTTCCAGTTTTTAACCTTCTCAGAAGGCAAGGTCTTTTCAAAATCAAAAACAAAGCCACGGGGCTTTGTGGCAAGACTTTCCTTTTCCGCTTCATCAACAGAACTTTGATTTAGAACCGATCTGGCGTGTTCATCCTCAGCCGGAGAACACCAGGCTTGCGCCTGCTCAAAAGTGCAGTCTATCCGCACTATTCCGTAATGCTTCAATTCAAGCCTTCCCCAATTCCAGCCGTCTGGCTTGAAAGTGATAAAATGACCCTTTTTGGTAACTTTGTCATTCAGTCTGATGAGATAATCACTGCTTCCGCATACGGGGCAAGGAGCTTTAAAAGTGTCATCTTCAAAGGATACCCTACTGTCAGCACGATTTCTATGAACGGGATTCAGACAGATTACCCCCGTACTTCTCTTGTCTTCAAGCCTTACAAGGAATTCCATAATAAAACATTCCCTTCTGTGGCTTAAACTATATCAAATTTTAGCTCGAAAGGCTTCAGGGCGTATTTATTGCCGTTGGCCAGGGTGTTCACGCCCTTGTTTTCCGCCACGTAAATTTTACCGCTGGTCTTTCCCCTGACTGCATATCCGTAAATAGTCAGGTCTCCGGTAATATCCCAGGTGATACCATCAGAACCGTTATAGGCACTGACCACCGGGTCTTCCGCCGTGGCTGCACTCCATGTCGCCTTCGTTAAATCCTTTTTCTCTCCGCCGTTCGTGGTGATTTCGGTCAAATCCGAATCGGTCGTATCTTTTGTAATCGTTGCGTCATTAGAGAACAAAAATATTTCCTTGTCCTCCGGGGTAGCACTGTCTTTGAGAACCGCATCCGCAAGTTCTTGCGTACCCTCGATACACCAGCTTTTTGATACTGCCATTTTTCATCTCTCCTTTTTTCAGGAATAAGGATAGAACTCGAACTCT